GTATTAGTTTGCTGACAGATAGACAATCTGTTATCAGCATTCATCTGAGTCAGATTCAAATTAACTGAATCAATTGAACGTTGAGTTGTGCAGCAACAGTCACTAATAGCTTTGATAACATTGCAGTCACCTGCGTTAACTGCATTAATTACTCTTTCTGCAGAGAAACCTACTTCACCGCCAACTTTACCAATTGCATTCTGGATAGAACACAAAGCGTTGTCAATTGACTTAACGTCGCAGTTCAGATTAGTAGATAATGTATTGATTGCATCTTTATTACCATTGATTGCTTGCATCAATAAGTCTGTATTGTTGTTTTGATTACCCATAGCAGCTAAACGAGCGAAATCCGAATTTGTTTCTGCTTGGTTTCCACGACCGAAGCCGTTTCCACCCCATCCGCCCCACATCCAGAAGAGCACGATGATGAAGATCCACCACCAACCACCGTTACCACCGAACATGCCATTACCATTGTTCATCATGGCCATTAAAGCAGCGGGGTCAAAACCTTTATTAGCATTCTGCATTAACGCAGCGATACCAGCATCAATACCACCACGGTCTTGTACAATAATTCTTTCGTTTTCTAACATAATGATTTATAATTTAATTGATTTATATATAATTTGATAATTAGAAATATCTAACAGATGTGTTACGTCTATCTCTGGATTCTTTATCACGGTCACGCATTTCTTTTTCACGATCTTCACGATCATAATCTAACTCATAATATCTATTACGACCAGGTCTTTCATACTCGTCATAATATTTAGAGTAAGGATATCGGTAATCGTTTTCTTTATTTGCGTATTCCATTCTACCAGAACGTCTTGCATAACGACCATATTCTTCTTCACGATCTCTGTGCATACGTTCGTATGCTTTATAATCGTTTTCTTCGTCGTCACACATAATGTACACATAGTAGTGCCACATCTTGCCTTCTGAAATGTCTTTGTCACAAAGCCAAGCTTTAGCTAATTCTGCGAAATATTTGGTATTTGCGCTACCAGTCATTGCTACTACTGCTTTATAAAAGTCTGAATATATCATATTCATAGCAACAAACCAGTCCCACTTGTTATGTTTCTCTGATTTTAAGTTTATGCCCATTTGATTGGCAACGGACGTTGTCTCTTCAACCGTCCAGTGAGGACCTTTTGTACCATCCTCATTTTCCATACCCTCTACAGCATAGCGAGCATGTTCCTCATCAAAATGAGGGCCATTTATAGCTTCATACATATTTGCAGCCAATTCTGACTTTAAAATAGTGAAGCCTTTCTCCAACAGGCTACCTTCATGCTTCTCTAAAGCTGTTGCCAACTTATCTATAGCTTCTGTAGGGGATTGATGGCGTTTAATTTGTTCTAATAATTTGTTCAAATGCATAGTTTCAATTTATTTATTGATTAACACTAAATTGAAATGTATTGCAATTATTCTGATATATGTATTACTCTAGTATCTAATACTTGAATTAAATCATTAGAGTTTATAATTTGATATTTACTGATTTTATCTTTTTTAAAATCGAAGTGAATTAATCTTTGAAACCAATTCTTATAACGTCTTCTATAGACTTTATCTTCGTATACAAATAAATCTTGATGATTTAGTATTTCCATAGTATGTGTGAACACGCTATCTTTTCTAGCCACCGTGATGGTTGTCAATTGATTTGGTTTTAGCTCTACACAGAAATCCTTTTCTTTTGAAGGGATTATTCTTACTGTGGTATCTCTAATCACGGTCTCAGTGGATGCTACTTGACGTAGTTGCTTATCTTTGATCTTTAGCTTCTTTTGTTGATCCCTGGCGACCTTTATTAGACTATCGTTAGAATTTTTAAAATCATTTACTGTCAATTCCAATAACCTTGCTTCATTTCTATTTTGATTTGCAATATTTTCCCATACTTGAGCATTGTTCATTGCAATCCCTACTTGTTTATCTAAGTCATTTACTTTCTTGGTAAGTCTGACATTATTAAACAATAGTAAACTAAAAATAACAGCAATTGCTAATTTTACTTTGGAAAATATCATTTTATCTTTTTTACAAGTTTCTTTATCTTTGGTAAATCATCTTTTTCTATTGTAATATCCAAATACTTTTCTCCTTTGCTACGTATGAACTTACTGAAGATCTTCCATGGTCCAGTAGGATCAATTGCTTGGAGATTTTCGATCATTGACCACAACTCAACTCCACAAACAATTCCTGAAAATCCTTCTACTAAATGCATGTCAATTGACTTTACTATTTCTGTGTCCATAAGATAACAACAAGAAATTATCATTGTACAGTTTCCGAATTTCTTTAAAGTAGACCACAATCTTCTAGATTCAAATTTACCACCATGAGTAATTGATACTTTGGTGCCAAGAATTGCATCTATAAGTATAAATACACACACTACAACTATTACTGTCCATATTGGAGCAAAGAATGTAGATAACCAACCCATTGCACCAGATAGTAAACAGGCAACAAATTTAATCGGTCCGTCATTAACTAATTCTTTAAAGTAATTCACTGTAGCTACACTTTGAGCTGTTAATATAATATTGTTTATTTTTTGTAACATTACAATAATTTGAAAGAGGATGATTGAAAAACAAAACGCTAACCAATACAAGATTAGCTAGCGTTCTGATATCTTTTGACAGTTTATTTAGTAAACGTCAATAAGGTTTAAAAGTTCTTTATTTACAAATTGACACTATCCTAAGTAATAGCGGTTATTTGTCCACTATTTAATCCCTCTTGCATTTGTTCATAAGCAACAAAATCTAAATCTACTTGCTCTTTTAATTGCTTTCTCTTTTGTAGGAAATCTTTATATATGTCTATATAACTTTCATCTAATATTCCCAATAAGGCAGCATTGTAGTCATTCAATTTCTTTGCTTCAACATCTGTACCCCATAGTTCATTAATACATGTTTCTAATATCTTATTAGCAGTTAATGTAGGCCATACAGTTACTTCATAATAGGAATAACTGATGAATTCATCTCTTTGCTCTGTTTGTATATCCCATCTATACAAATAGTAACCATTACTATCTCTTTCTATTGTAGTGGGTATTTTATCACTGTATGTTCTATTCATATTATTCTGTAGTTGTAGTTATTTCAGTTGATTTATATTTTGGGAAAAAGCAAAGGCGAGACCCAAAGTGTTTATACGCACCGGAAGGTGTCTCAGACGTATTCACTCTAATAAAGCCCGCATCTGCACCATCCGAACCACCACCAACCGCCACCAACCGCAGGCTGTTAGTCGATGTATTAGTGTAATAGTAATCGCACCAGTAAGTAGAAGAGCTACCGCCGATCTCTGTAGCTATTATATCGCCATCTTCCCCAAGCAACGTATTCTTTGCATAACCGTTTACACGGCAAATATTGCCTTTCTTGTCATATCCTACATAAGAACTATCACTAAAATTCGATGGATCAGCAGTAGTCCATAATATGGATAATCCGTTATCGCCTGTGGTAACCTGTATATTAGCCCCGTCAGTATATTTCCATATATGGCCGAACGGATTCTCTATACCACGATACCTGTTAGCCATCAACGTGGCGTGAGTACCGCCGGAAGCGTTCTTCACCACATATGCCTTCTCTCCCGAGCCGTTCCCGAACTCGTTGGTGTAGCCGCATGGTATAAGGGGATTGGCGTTGTTGAAGTTAGTCCAATCCGTCATTTGTGTTGGTCCCGGACCTAGGCCACCTTGTGAAAATCCATTAGCATCTTTTTGAGCGTTAAATGGTTTTTGACTATTTAATGTAGCATATTCTACTGCAAATAACCAGAATAAGGTTTTATGTGCTCCATAGGTGTACATCTCCCAACCACTCCCACGTTTCCTAGCGGCTTGCCGAAATTGGTCTCGGGTAAGGTTGGTAACAGGGAGACCCAGCAGAGAACGATAGGTATCATCCCATTCAGCGGTGTTGTCACCACCTCTAAAATTAATTGAATTAGGATCACTTAATTTACTAGCTCCAGCCGCCGAACATAATAAATTATCGGTTCTATACATTCTGGCTTCATATGTTGAGATATAGAACTTATCTACATGTTTATACCCAGGTAATGGAATTTCGGACAACATCATCCTAAATTTAGTGCCATTAAAATACAATTTATACCAATGTTCAGGTATCTCTGTCATAACAGCACAATCCAAATAGCTTCCACCCCATGAAAGCTCATTATCCAAATATTCTTTAACTCCACCATCTCTATCCAAAAGACACCTTCTCATCTTACTCTGGACAGGTAGTTCTCTATGCAATTGCAGATTACCTACTCTAACACCATCAGGACTAGATGATGCAGTATCCCACTCAACACCATATGCATATCTTTCTTCTAGATCTGGTATATCTTCCCAAGCTGGAGACCATTCAGTAGAAATATCACCATATTCAAGTTTAATCTTATGGATGGTGGAAATTGATGTGCCAGTTTTAGGAGAACTAAATACAACCATATGTGTATTATCAGCTACTGCATCTCCGATATTAGTAATCCATTTAAAAGTCTTACTGGCCTTCCCATTTACAAAGTCAGTCTTACTGAACTGAGCCATAGAACCTACTGCACCAGTAGAGTTATATATAGTGAACATTTCCTTATCATCACCCAACTCTCCAAAAATAGTCAATGTTACTTGTGTTCCTTTAGATATCGGTTCAGTTAGCCAATAATCAGCCATCTCATACTTGGAATTACTCACCTCCTTCCCCGATCCCAGCAACAGGTTCCTCCCGTACACGGGAAGCTTTCTATACTTGCCATCATTCATTAAAGCTTTTGATCCGTCACCTGTAGTATGTATTATTACTTCCTTAACATTAGTATTAGTAGAATTATCTGTAACACTTGCCTGTATAGAAATTCCATCAGTTACCGGAATTAAAAAATCATTATTAACCTGAGTCTCCACATCTAAATTCTGACGTATCCACATTTGTATAGAACAATGATTAACCCCCATAGTTTGTTGCGCATAAAACCAAATAGAATTATCACCATTGGTGTTATATCCGCCAAAAAGACTTGATATATACACACCATTATCTCTAATTGGGAGTGTATTAACAAAACCGTTTGGAACCTTCTCTAGTAATGTATTATAGTCTTCTTGAGATATAGATGGAGTATCGCCGTTTGCCACTTTCATGAAGATGTCAAACACTGTACAATCCGCTAAATCAGCTTTAGTAGCTAATTTATCATCTACATATTTTTTGTTAACGTCTACGGTAGGTATGGTAGGTTTACCAGTAAGATCGTTGTAACTACCAGAAGTGGCTACTTTAGCTAGACTTGGTTTGCCAGTTAAGTCATCATATACACCACTTGTAGCAACTATAGCAAATTCAGGTTTACTTAACACATTATCCCATTCAACTGAATCTGCCATACCACCACCAGTTGCACTAAGTACTTCACCATTCATAGTTAAACCTGTACCAACTTTAATACCACCTTTAACTGTATCTGAAGCTGTAGGCAACGTGTAATTGTTTAAACCTGCTAACTTAGTTTTCTCCTGAGAGGTGTAGTCATTAGAACTAAGTCCAAATCCATCCACCTTATCTACTTTACTTTGGATAGCTGTAGTATTAGCAGCAATAGCAGCAGTATTTTGAGATATTTTTTTATTTATTTCAGTAAAGTCAACTTCTGGTATATTTACTACAGACCATACACCATTTTGTCTAGCATACTGTGAACCATCTTTAGGTGCTTCTTCTACTAGTTCCCGACCATGACCACTACTTAAGTATGGTATTTTAACCCATTCCCCATTATATTTTACTTTAATTACCATAATTAAATATTAAATATTTGTTTGCCAATTGTTTTAGCTTCTGTTCTAAGTGTTTGAAAAGATTGCCATTCATCATATCCGGTAATAGGTTGACTGCCACTAAGCAATTGTTCAACCATATTAGATTTTAATGCTGCTTCCTCATCTGCACTATATCTAGTTCTGATAACTTTACTTACAAAAGAATCATAAGTTGGTTCTTCATTAAACTTTAATTCATAGTAAGCATAACCATGTATATCTTCAGAATTAACTTCTTCAATATCCCATCTAACAGCCCATTCATTCATTCCTAGGTATTCTATTACTTTAGGAATATTATCACCCTGTACTTTTTTTAATTCCATCATCACTTAATAATTTTTGTCTATATTGAGAACCATTATCTGAATTACCTGACTGTTTTTTCAAGTATGAAATAATGTGACAGCAGTCTTACTATAAAGTCATCTCATAGTAATTCTTTTAGATCCCGCCCTTGTTATTAATATTTAATT